GGTGGTGTCCGGGAAGGGTATCGACGTCGAGACCAACACCAAGCCGGCGATCTTCGGCCAGAACATGGGCGGGAACCGGACCGGGACGACGATCGACACGCACGCGATCCGGGGCATTCTCCAGACCCTGAACCAGATCGACCCCGGCGGTGTGCCGGATGGCTTCATCCTTCCCAAGTTCCGGGAAGCATACAAGGCCGATCCGTCGACCCTGACCCCGAATATGATAGACGACACGTTGGCCAAGCAGGTCGCGACGAAGACGAAGGGTGTGAAAGGCAAAAACGTACAGACCGAATACTCGGTGTTCGCAGACATCATGCACGATGCCGCCGCCGAACTGGGCGTGAGCCCGGCCGAGGCCCAGTCGATGGCGTGGTTTGGACTTGGCGGCGAGACGAACCTCGGCAGCGAACTGAAGACCGTGGCGGACGTCTTCGACGAGCGGCTCGCCGTCACGGCCCAGGCGTTGGGCATCTCGGTCGAGGATGCGGCCCGACTGGTGTACCGTCGGCAATCCCCGCTTCTGGCGGGCGGGGTGCCTACGGGTTTGTTCGATACGGATCGGGACGAGCGCGCCAAACGCTCCGACGGGTTACTGTGAGGCGGGGATGACGGAAGAAGAGGTCAGCCGCATCGCGGCCGAAGCGGCTGATCGCGCCGCAAGGAAGGCGATCCGTGAGACGCTCCTCGCGCTGGGCGTGGACGCCGACCGCCCGATCGAGTTCCAGGAGAAGATGCAGTTCCTGGCGTCGGCTCGGGCGGTGATGCGGACCATCGTGTCGCAGGCGATCACGGCGATCGTCGGCATCGCGGCCGTCGGTGGCGCCACGGCGATCTGGATGCAGATGGGACAGCCGAAATGAGCACACCCTTCGCGCGTATGGTCGCGGCCATCAGCACCTGGGCCTTCATCCTGGTGCTGGCCGCCGTCGGCCTGCAGACGTGGTACATCGTCGACCGCCTCCGGTCGCCCGGCGACAGCCCGGCTTTCGAGATCCAGTCGATCCGCATCCTCAACCCGGTCGTGCAGCCCGGCGAGGTCGTCTATTTCGAGATGGACGCGGTCCGCTACCACAACTGCCCAAGCATCATCGCCAGCTTCTGGATGACCGAGGACGGCCGGCCGTGGACCCGGTTCCCGCCCCTGACGGGCGGCTATGGCGGCGTGGACGAGGCGCGGACGCACAACCCGTACCGGGTCAATTTCGAGCAGCGGGCACCGGGGAACAACACAGTCACCGGGGACGTTCCGGTCCCCGGCCGCTACGTCTACCGGAGCCTCAACGCGCCCCTGTGCGACAACATGGCGGCGACCGAGACGCCGCCGGTGTCGATCTGTCTCGTCGTTCCGGGCCTCCCCGAGCCTCCTTGCGTAGGCCGGATGTCTGGTGCATCCATGTTCGACGCGCTGGAAATGGCGGCTGGAGACTGAGCATGGCGAAGAAGCCCGCACCGATGAGCCGCGACACGATCGGCAAGACCGCCCGGTCCGCCGTCGAGGACGCGGTTGACTTCGTTCAGTCCGAGATCGCCGAACCGCGCCTCAAGGCTGAAAAGTACTTCAACGGCAAGGTGGACCTTCCGGCCGAGCCCCTCCGGTCCAAGGTGGTCGCCACCCGGTGCCGCGACGTCGTCCGGCAGGTCAAGCCGAGCCTGATGCGGGTCTTCCTCTACTCCGACAAGGCGGTCGAGTTCGCCCCGGTCGGCCCGACGGACGCCGCCACGGCCGAGCAGGCGACCAAGTACATGCATTGGAAGTTCGGGGCCGAGCTCAACGGCTACCTGATCCAGTCCGCCGCCTTTCAGGACGCGATGGTCAAGAAGGTCGGCATCGTCAAGGTCTGGTGGGAGGAACAGACCAAGACGACGATCCACACTTTCGTCGACGTCACCGACGATGAGCTGATGCAGATCGTCGAGGACCCCGACGTCGAGGTGATCGAGCACGCCGCGGTGCCGGCGCCGGGACCGACCGCTCCGGAAATTGATCCACAGACCGGTATGCCGATCGAGGCGCCGCCTCCGATGCTGCACACGCTCAAGGTATCGCGCAGCCGGAAAAAGGGCGACATGGCGGTGACCACGGTTCCGCCGGAAGAGTTCTTCGTCAACAAGGAGGCACGCAGCCTCGACGACGCCTATGTTGTCGCGCACGTCCGCGACGTCCGCATCGCCGACGCGATGCGGATGGGCTTCGATCTGGACGATCTCCAGGGCGCCGGCCTCTACTCGTTCAAGGACGAGGAGGAGGAAGAGGAGCGCCGGGGCTTCGACGTCGACCCGCGGACCGACGAGGACAAGGATGCCGACCCGACGTCCGAACTGGTGACCATCGCCGAGGCCTACATGAGCCTTGACGTCGACGGCATCGGCACGCCGGTGATGCACCGCGTCACGCTCGCCGGCAGCAGCCTCAAGCTGCTCGATTATGAGCCGGTGGAGGATGTCCCGTTCGCCGTGTTCGAGGTCGACCCCGAGCCGCATGCCTTCTTCGGCCGCAGCCTCGTCGACATCGTGATGGAGGATCAGGACGCCTGCACGTCGATCCTCCGGGGCCTCCTCGATAACGTCCACATGGTCAACAACGTGCGCCTCGGCATCGTTGAAGGCGCCGTGAACATCGAGGACGCCCTCAACGGCGAGATCGGCGCGATCGTCCGCATGACGCAGCAGGGCGCCATTCAGCCGCTGGAGGTGCCGTTCATCGCCGGCCAGACCATGCCCATGTTGCAGTACATGGACGGCATGACCGAGGTGAAAACCGGCGTCACGCGGGCGTCTATGGGTCTCGACCCGGACGCCCTCCAGTCGACCACCCGCGCCGCGGTCACGGCGACCGTGCAGGCCGCCGCCGGACAGGTCGAGGTGATGGCCCGGAACCTGGCCGAGACCGGCCTCCGGCGCATGTTCCAACTGATGCTGCGGCTCTACGTCAAGCACGTCCGCGAGCCGGTGATGATGCGCCTGCACGACGGTTGGGTGCCGGTCGACCCACGCACCTGGAATGCCAACATGGACGTCCGGGTCAACGTCGGCCTCGGCACGGGCCGGGAGGAGGAAAAGGCGATCGCGCTTGACGGCGTCATCGCTGATCAGCAGGCGATCGTCCAGGCCTACGGCCTCCAGAATGGTCTGGTGACGCTGGAGCACATCCGCAACGCCCGCGCCGATCGGTTGCTCGCCGCCGGCATCAAGTCCGCCGACCGCTACTACCTGCCGGTCGACGCCAACACCGCAGAGGCGGTGGCGCAGCAGCAGGCACAGGCGCAGCAGGCGGCGGCCGGGCAGGGCGCGCCGGATCCGACCGCGGGACTCGTCCAGGCCGAGCAGGTCAAGGCGCAGACCAAGATGGCCAGTGACCAGATGCAGGCGCAGCTGAAGGTGCAGCAGATGCAGCTGCAAGATGACCTGGAGCGTGACCGCATGGCGCAGGATCTGGCGATCAAGGTCGGCGAGATCCTCGCGAAGTACGGCATGCAGATCGACACCGCGACCATCAAGGCCGAACAGGCCGCCATGCGGCCGATGAACGGACCGGGCGCGCCGACCGGTGGACCGCAGGGGATGCCGCAATGAGTGTCGTCGTCCTCGACAAGCAGCAGCGGGCGAACCTCGCCCGGTCGCTCCAATCCAACGCCCTGCTGACCGAGATCCTCGCCGATCTTCGCCGGCAGCAGGTCGACGTTTTCCTCCAGGGCCGACCCCTTGAGGAGGTCCGGGAAGCCCAGGCGATTGCCAAGGCTATCAAGATGGTGGAGGATCGCATCACGTCGGTCCTCCTTGACGAGCGCCTCATGAAGCGCCAACAGGAGAGGTCTCAGCACCGCAATGTCGACTGAGAGCACCGTATCGGGCGATCTGGACGCCCTCGCGGCCACCTTGGTGGTCAGCCAGAAAGAGACGCAGCCCAGCCCCGTCGAAGACGACGAGGATGAGCTGCAGGCGACGTCCGGGGACGCCGACGAGGCACCCGAGGAAGACGTCGCCGAAACGGATGACGCGGAACCCGAGGAAGCCCCTCAGGAGGAACCCGCCGAAGGCCTCTACACCGTCAAGGTGGACGGGCAGGAGCGGCAGGTCACCCTCGACGAGCTACGGCGGTCCTACAGTGGACAGGCGTACATCCAGGAGCGGATGCAGCAGGTCGCGGAGGCCCGCAAGGCTTTCGAGACCGAGGTCGCAACCGTTCGGCAGGCGCAGGCGGTTCTGGCCGACATGATCGGCCGTTACCAGCAGGCGATGGCCGAGCGTGGCGCGCCAGCCAAACCGCCCCTTGAGCTCCTTGACGTGGACCCGATCCGGTATCACCGGGAGATGGCACTCCACAACGAGTGGGCACAGGAGCAGGCCTACCATGAGCATCAGCGGCAGACGCTCCTGCAGCAGCAGGCGCAGGCCGAGGAAGCGGAGCGGAGGCAGCGGCTGGAGTGGGGGCAGTCTATCCTGCGCGAGCGGATCCCCGAATTTGCCGACCCCCAGAGGGCACCGGCGCTGAAGCGGGAGTTGTTCGAGACGGGACAGGCTTATGGGTTCTCGCCCGAGGAGCTCGCGTCGATCGACGATCCTCGGATGGTTCTCGCCCTCAACGAGCTACGCAAGGCCCGAGCCGTGCAGGCCCGCAAGCCCCAGGCGCTGGAGAAGGTCGCGCAGGCGCGGCCCATGCTCAAGCCGGGGGCGACGAAGGGTCCGGAGGCGGCCAAGCGGACGGAAGCCGAGAAGGCCCGCGCCAGGATGAAACGCACCGGCGACGTCGACGACGTCGTCAAGTTCCTTCTTTCCTGAGGACTGAACCATGGCTGGACTTTCTACCAACGCCGTCGACACCTATGAGGTCACCACGATCCGCGAGGATCTTCAGGAGGCCTACGTGTCGATCTCCCCGACCGAGACCCCGTTTCAGAGCGCGATCGGGTCGGCGTCGGGTGACAACACCTACTTCGAGTGGCCTGTGGTCTCGCTGGCGTCGGTCGACAGCGCAAACCGCGTGCTGGAAGGCGAAAACGCGCCGGCCAACGACGCGCCGACCCTCGCCGTCCGGCTCGGTAACTACATGCAGCTGTCGGACAAGGTCGCCGAGGTCACCTCGACGGCCGAGACCGTCCGCGGCGCCGGTGCCAACGTCCAGCGCATGGCCAAGCAGGTCGCGCTGAAGATGAAGGAACTGAAGCGCGACATCGAGACGATGCTCTGCGCCAACGTCGCCGCCAACCCCGGCGCCGACGCGACGGCCCGCGCCACGGCCGGCGTGCTCGCCTTCATCAAGTCGGGCACCACCAGCGGGTACCCGAACGCGGCGGCCGGCAACGGCACCCTGCGGGCCATCACCGAGACCATCCTCCGGACGGTCGTCGCCGAATGCTGGGACCAGGGCGCCGATCCGTCGATCGTTCTGGTGAACGGCGCCGGGAAGCAGAAGATTTCGACGACCTTCGTCGGCATCGCGACCCGGTACAAGAACGCGGAAGACAAGAAGGTCGTCGCGGCGATCGACGTCTACGTGTCGGACTTCGGTGAACTGCAGATCGTCCCGAGCCGTTTCTGCTCGTCTCGCGACGCTCTCATCCTCGACCCGAACTACGCCCGCATGCGCTGGCTGCAGAAGACCAACCAGACCGCCCTGGCGAAGACCGGCCATGCCGAGCGTCGCCTGATCGCGGCCGAGTATGGTCTCCAGGTCGACACCGAGACCGCCCACGGCGTCATCGCCGACATCAACTGGGCTCTCTGATCCAACGGGGCGGCCTACGGGCCGCCCCTTCCCTCGGAGACGGGCATGGACGACATCGTCAAGGACTTCGACCACGCGCTCGCGACGGCGATCCGCGAGGACGTCCGCTACGAGGACGGCACGATCTACAACGTCCGCACCCAGGACGTGGACGGCATCATTGACTACGCCCGCCACATGGCGGACGGGCACACCCGGCCCTACTACGGCGACGCCGCCTGGCGCTACGTCGGGACCATTCCGCTGGCCTTGGCCGAGGCCTGGTCGAAAGAGACCGGGATCCGCATCGGTACCCGAGAATTTGCGGACCTGTGCAAGAAGCGGCTGATGGACAGCAGCTACGCCTACCTGAGGGTCAAGGGGGTCTGACATGGCGCTGACCACCTACGACGAGCTCAAGACGGCGATCGAGGGCCTCGTCCTCTATTCCGCCGGGTCGGCGGCCTTCACGACGGCCGACACCATCACGCTCTGCGAGGCGGACCTGCGCCGGCGCCTGCGCCACCACAAGATGCTGACGCGCTCGACGGCGACGATCGACGCGCGGACCTTCGCGGTCCCGACGGACTGGCTGGAGACCCGGCGCCTCGCGCTGATCTCGCCAACCACGTCGGCCCGCACCCTCCAGCTGGCGACCGTCGACGAGCTCATGGACCGCCGGATCCAGTGGCAGGATCAGTCCGGGACGCCCGAGCTCTACGCGCACGTCGGCGAAGAGTTCGAGGTCTGGCCGCAGCCGGACGCCGAGTACACGGCCGAGATCCTCTATTACGCCGACTTCGAGAGCCTCTCGGCGCTGGTGTCGACAAACTGGATCCTGGAGCAGGCGCCGGACGTCTACCTCTACGGATCGCTTGTCATGGCCGAGACGATCAACCGCTCTGACGAGCGGGTTCCTCTTTGGGCGCAGATGTACGAAAGTGCGCTCACGAACCTGAATGGCGCGTCCGAGCGCGCCAAGGTCTCTGGGTCCAGCCTTCGGATGAGGTGGCGCTGACATGAGCATGACCAACTATGCCGAGGATCTCGTCCTCGATTGGCTCTTGACCAACGCGGCGGCGACCCGTCCGACCACGTGGTATATCGCCCTGTTTACGGCCGCCCCGTCCGACACCGGTGGCGGCACCGAGGTCGCCGGCGGCAGCTACGCCCGGCAGGCGGTCACCTTCACGGTGTCCGGCACCTCGCCGACGCAGGCGGCCAACAACGCGATCATCGACTATCCGACCGCGACCGGCTCCTGGGGCACGGTCAGCCATGCGGCGGTCTTCGATAACGTTTCGGCCGGCAATATGCTGTGGTGGGGCGCCCTGACGTCCGGCGTGACGATCTCGACCAACGACATCTTCCGTTGGGCCTCGGGGGCCTTCGTCCTGACGCTCGACTGATAGGGGCGGCCATGCTCTTCCGCGATCGCGTGAAGGACACGACGACGACGACCGGGACCGGCAGCATCACGCTTGCCGGCTCGGCCCCGACCGGGTTCCGCACCTTCGCGTCGGCCTTCGGCACGGCGGCGAACAACGTTGCCTACGCCATCGTCGCCCAGTCGGGCGGCGAGTGGGAGGTCGGCATCGGGACGCTATCCGGCTCGACGACGCTCGCCCGGACGCGGGTGCTGTCGTCGTCGAACAGCAACGCGGCGGTCAACTTCTCCGCCGGGACGAAGGACGTTTTCTGCTCGATACAGGCCGACTGGGCCGAGGACGTCGCGACGCGCGGCCAGCTCGAAGCGGTCCGGCTCGGCGTCTTCATGCCTTGAGGTGAACCATGGCCGCGAACACGGATCCAATCTACTCCCGGACGCCCGATATTCAGGTCGTCGGCAGCGTCTATCCGGGCACGGCCGCCAACACCGCGACGGACGGCACGGGAGCGTGCGCCGTGATCTTTCAGGCTGACGCGACCGAGGGCGGCTTTGTCCAGAAGGTCATCTTGAAGGCCATCGCCTCCCCGATCGCGACCTGCGTCCGCATCTACTATTGCACGGTCACGGGCGCTTTCACGCCCGGCACGACGAACACCGCCGCCAACACCAGCCTCATCGCGGAGCTGTCGCTGCCCGCCTTCACGGCGTCGAACACGTCGGCGTCGCCTCAGTACGAGATCGCGCTCAACCTGCCGATGCCGGCCGGTACCCGCCTCCTGATCGCCTACGGCACGGCGACCGGGTCGAACACCGGGTACGCGACGACGGTCGTGGGAGGAAAGTATTGATGATCTGGTGGCGCTTTGAAGCGGCCGACGGCCGCACCGGCTACATCGCCATCGACGAGACCCGCACGCCGGTCGGCCTGTATTGGGACGACGGCACGCCGGTCGCCGAGGGCGTGAGCTATACCGTGACGGATGAAGACGCCACGGCGCCGGGGTGGGCGGCCTGATGTTCCCGCAGGGTTTCACCCCGAACCCGTCCGCGCAGATCGAAGTCTTCTAC